CGCCCAGTCGAGCATGGCCGTCTTGGAGTCCTGCAGCTCGGCGGTGATCGCAACGGGTGCCGTCACGCCATAGTCCGCCAGCAGCCGCAAGGCTGGTGATGTCGTCGTCTTCATTTGTCTAGGTGCAGTTGGGATCTGCAGTCCTGGCCGCGGTGGCCGTGCTGCCCCCCAATTATAGCCACGGGTCAAGTTTGCGGGGCGTTGTGTGATTTAGGGGAACCAGCTGTCTCATCCTGGTCTCACCCTGCGACTCCCTCCCCACCCTCCCCACCCCCTGCGTACCTGTCATCTATGCAGATACTCAACCACTCCAGACCCCTTGGTATGACTGGATTGTCCAGCGTGTCCAATGGTTTGGACAGGCCCCCCCTGGCCCGCTGTGGCCCGGCCGGGAGGCCCCCCTGGGGGGTAGGCCCGCCAAGGGGCATAGCGTTAGGCCCCTCAAATTTTTGTGCCCAAATTCCAAGCACCTCAAATTTTTCCACCAAAAAGTTACCCCTTACCTACCCCCGTGAAACGACGTCGCGCCATAATACAAATAAGGTGAATATAAGTGTCTATGGTTGTCTATAGGTGACTATGGTTAACTATGTATTTTTTTCATTATCATCAATAACAACAAAACATGGTTAGCCATATTCCCCTTTGGTTAACCATGTACTGGTATTACCTTTCCTCCTAACCGCTCTCCTTCGGAGAGCTATTTACCCTTAGGTGACCATAGTTAACCATAGGGGGGTCGTATCCCCCCTTTCTATACGCACGCACACATATGTACTACTGGTGGCCATGGGTCCTACCATTTGCTCATTAGGCCTGCTGCACCATGGGTCGTCCCAACGAAACCGAAGCCTCAAGGGTCCTGTCGGACCTGCACACCAACCTTGCCTGGCACTTGAAGTCCAGGCTGGACGATGGCTCGATCAGCACCGCTGAGCTCAACATCCTTCGTCAGTTCCTCAAGGACAACGGCATCTCAGCCCAACCGGTGGCCGGCACGAGCTTTGGAGACCTGGTGGCGTCGTTGCCAGACATGGATAAGATTGTGCAAATGCCACGGCGCAAAGTCGCCTAATACCAACCATGGCTGATCCTTCTGACATCCCGTCTGGGTACTTCATTTCCACCGCTACCAACAACGCCATTGCCAACGCTCCGGCCATTGGCATCGGTACCGGCTACGGGGCTGCTGTAACCCAAGGAACCTCCAAGACCACTGGGGTCACCATTAACGCCAAGGCTGGTGTTATCACGACCCACGCCGCAGCTTTGGCTGCCACTACGACCGTCCAGTTCACCATGACCAACAGCGCCATCAGCGGCACTGACGTCGTTGTTGCCAACTGCGGCACTGGTGGTACAGCTGGTTCGTACCAGACCCACGTCGTCTCTGTTGGGGCTGGCACTGCTGTGGTCCGCTTGACGAACACCAGCGCTGGGTCCCTGTCAGAAGCGGTGACGATCAACTTTGTGGTTATTGACTCCGTCAACAGCTGATGTCAAGCGACAGGGGTGCTGGTTGGGTTGGCTTGCCAGAGCCCCTGTCGTCGGACTTTCGGTTCTTTCTGGTCCTGGTCTGGCGTCACCTGTCTTTGCCGGACCCAACACCGATCCAGCTCGACATCGCTGCGTACATGCAGCACGGGTCGAAGCGCAGGATCATCGAAGCGTTCCGGGGCGTCGGTAAGTCCTGGATGGCCGCGGCCTATGTGCTTTGGCTGCTGCGTCGGGATCCACAGCTCAAGATCATGGTGGTGTCGGCCTCGAAAACCCGGGCCGATGACTTCACCATGTTCTGCATGCGGCTGATTCGAGAGATGCCGATGCTCCAGTGTCTGGAGCCGGACCGGGAGGAACAGCGCTCCGCTGTGAACCGGTTTGACGTCAGGCCCGCAATTCCGGACCAAAGCCCATCTGTCAAAGCAGTCGGGATTTTTGGCCAGTTGACTGGATCCAGGGCCGACCTGATCCTGTCCGATGACGTGGAGACACCGACGACGTCGTGGTCTGTTGGCATCCGGGAAAAGCTCCTGGCCGCTGTCGGTGAGTTCAACGCCATCCTGAAGCCCGGTGGCGAGATCATGTTTCTAGGCACTCCTCAGACCGAGGAGTCGATCTACAACAAGCTGGCCCAACGCGCCTACGACGTGCGCATCTGGCCAGCTCGGTACCCAGAGAAGCCCGTCAGGTACGGCGACCACTTGGCCCCTGTGATCCTCGAGGGGTGCCCAGAGCTCACCAACCAGCCAACGGACCCTGGTCGTTTCAGCGAGATGGACTTGTTGGAGCGGGAGACGTCGTACGGACGGTCGGCTTTTGCCCTGCAGTTCCAGCTGGACACGAGTCTCAGTGACGCCCAGCGGTTTCCGTTGAAGTTGGCGGAGCTCATGGTCCTGGAGGTGTCGGACCACGGTCCAGAGAAGCTTGTGTGGAGCTCCGGGGCCGAGTACCGGATCAGCGACCTGCCAACGGTCGGCTTCAACGGCGATTACTACTACCGGCCGGCCTACATCCACGGCACCTGGTTGCCGTTTGATGGCTGCGTCATGTTTATTGACCCCTCTGGCCGCGGCTTAGATGAAACGGCCTACGCCGTCGTGGCTCATCTCAATGGCAATTTGTTCCTGCTGGAGTCCGGTGCATACCGAGATGGGTACTCAGAACCCGTTCTGCAGGGCCTAGCAGCGGCCGCAAGACGCCAGAAGGTCAACTTGATCCTCCTGGAGGACCAGTTTGGCCAAGGCATGCTGGAGAGCCTCCTGAAGCCGTATCTGCAGGTGCAGCATCCGTGCACCGTCGAGACCGTTCGGTCCAACGTGCAGAAGGAGCGCCGCATCATCGCGGCCCTGGAGCCCGTTCTCAACCAGCACCGGCTCATTGTCAGCCGTTCGGTCATCGAGGGCGACGCCAAGATCCGTGACGACGAGGCCGTCGAAAAGCGCCTGGCGTATCAGTTGTTCCATCAGTTGACTCACCTGACCGTCGACCGTGGCTGCTTGGCCCACGACGACCGACTGGACGCTTTGGCAGGGGCCGTTCAATACTGGAACGAATCCCTGGCCATTGATGAAGACCGTGCCATCCGAGAACGACAGTCAGAGCTCTGGGACCTCGAGATTCAGGCGTACATGGGTGACCTTGAAGGAGCGCTGGACCGAACTCTTCTGGGCGGCAGCCTTACAGATCTTGCTGCGGCCCCGGCCACCACGGGGTGGATCAGAACCAGGCGGTAAGAAGCCCAACGTCAGGGCCTGGGTGATCCGGCTTCCTGGCGTCTTCATCGGGTACGGGGGCACCAGGGAGACCGGATCTTTCCAGACTGTTGTCATGGCCGAGACAGAGGAGATGGCTTGGGAGGTTGCGACCACGTGCGATGTCTGGGAACGTATCCCGTGGAAGGTGGACAACGTCCAGATCTTTCCCAAAGCCCCACTCACAACCAGCAATGTCGGCTATTCGTCTCGCAAGCGCAGCTAAGTACGACCAGGGCCTGCCGCATCAACTGGCGGCCTGGAATGGCCTCCAGGAAACTCTGACGCCCAAGCAGCTTGAGGACTTTGCAGAAGCGTACAGGGCGGCCCCAGAGCCCAAGGTGGGCCTGTTTCAGCCCGGATCCCCGTTCAGCTACAAGTTGACCCCGAATGTGACGTATGGGGAGTTTGCCCAGCAATCGGAAGCCCGTCGGTTCGTGGCGCAGCATCAGTGCGACACGGCCCTGGTGCTGGCTCAGTTCGTCCAGAAGGCCAGGGACCACTTTATGGGACCTGCAATCATCACCAGTGGCTACCGTCCCCCCAAGATCAACGCCCAGGTGGGTGGTGCCAGTCAATCCGAGCATCTTTACGACGCCAAAGACACTGGTGCTGTCGACTTTTACATCGACGGGGAGTCCGTCTACACCCTGCAGGACTGGGCCGACAAGGAGTGGCCGTATTCCTTGGGCTACGGGGCACCCAAGGGCTTCATCCACGTCGGGATGCGCCCTGGTAAGCCCCGCATTCGCTGGGTCTACTGACCTTTGCGCTTGACGCCGGCTTGTGACAACGCAATGGCTAGGGCCTGACGGGGATTCTTGACCACAGGGCCGCCTTTGCCACTGTGCAGGCTGCCACCCTTGAACTCGTGCATGACCTTGGCCACTTTCTTCTCGGCCTTGGTGGGTTTTTTCATCGTTTGACGAGCGGGGTAATGACGCCGGCCAAGAGCTCGATGGCCCGGTACAGCTTCACAGCCATTCTGGTGTAGTTGCCAAGGGCCTCGTCGTCCTTTGGCGTGGGTGTCAGGTTCACGATGGCCACTGCAGCGCCGTGGATCGCCACCACGACAGCCACGTACTCAGGAATCCGACTGGTCATCGATGGATCTCAGGTGTTGCCCCGCAGTTTCGCACCAAAACAAGGACCTGTCAGTACTTGCGTTCAATGGCCCGAAGGCGCTCCTCGTGGTCCTGGAGCATGATCTGCATCGCGCCCAGGATCGTGGTGGTCTTGGCCTCAAACCGACCCAAACCACCGGCAATCTTCCAAAGGGCTGAGACCCCGGCCCCGCCCAGGCCAAGAATGGCAACAAGGGTGGCGGGGTCCACGGCAGCTGGTCTACGTCAAGACGCAAATTAACAGCGGATCCGGATCAGGCAAACACCCGATACGGGGCCACAGGAACCACCAGGAACTCGTCCCAGCCTTCGGGCAGGGCACCGATGAAGTTGACGTGCCAACCAGCCATAGGAGTAGCGGGCGTCACAACCTCACGGGTGTCTGGATCAACGACGGCGTCGTCGTTGTAAATGGTCCCAACGATGTCCATCGCGTGGTCGTGGGTGTATTGAAGATAGGAACCCTCTTCGTCACAGAGCCCAGCAATGAACGCAGCCGAGCGAAACACCGACTCATCGGGAAAGCGGAGAAACTGAGTCGTCATGGCATTAGGGGTAGCGGTGGGGCCAAAGGATCGACAAGGGGCTCAAAGACGTAGCCCAGGGCCTCAGCGCGGGCTTTGGCCACGTCTTCGTCGGTGAATGTTTCAACCGTGTGGGGCGTGACCAATTCGGTGCCAGGTGTCATCTCGCTGAACTGGAGGTAACCGTCATCGTTGTGGACAACGACGTAGGTCAGGGTGTCAAAAGTGTGAAGTGCCATGGGTGATTAAGCGTTACGGGTGATAGTCCAGCCACGGGTAACAAGGGCAGCGTAAGCAGCAATGGCTGGTGCTGTCCATGTGGTTGCACCGGCATTGGTGCCGCCCTGGAGGCTGAGGTTTCCGTTGCTGGTGTTAGCAGTG